GGGATGGACGTGGATTTGATTTGGATTACAGTAACTTTGATGGTACTGTGCCAGTGGCGGCCTTTGATGCCTTTTTGGCTGTCACTGATCATTTCTACGGGGAGAAAGATAGGATTGCACGGCACGCTCTTATGCATTCACTGCGAAGTTCCCTAATCATTGTAGGAACGGACTTTGTGGAAACGGTGCAAGGCAATAAGAGCGGCAACCCCCTCACAGATATGTTCAACTCCATTTGTGGTTCATATCTTATGCTGTGCTTCTACCTGTTGAGCAGGGAGATGTACGGACTGAGTGTGGACTTTGATGATTTTGATCGTGAAGTGAGGATGTTGACGTACGGCGATGATGTAATAGTCAGCGCTAGTGCGGAGGCACGTCAGTACTTCAACCGACAAGTATGCGTCTCATTAGCGCAGGGTGTCGGAATGAAGGCCACTAGTGCCGCCAAGAATGGTGACGTAGTGGCGGATGATCTCTTGACTGATTTAACTTTTCTGAAGTCGCCTTTTGTAGAGCATGATGGAATTGTGTTAGCTCCCTTACCTAAGGAAGTGATACATCGTGAGATCATGTGGCAACATAAGGGCAACGTAGGAGATGTGATGATTATGGAACAGAGAATCGAAACAGCACAACGCATGATGGCCCATCATGGGAAGCAAGCGTTGCAGGAGCTACAAAGCCAGTTCAAGTCTCTAGGAGTGGAGACGCATTTGGATTGGGATGAGTGGTTCCTGGAAGTGGCCAATAAACAAGTGCTGTTCACTGTGGAAGCAGTGAGTGGTTCGAAGGATATTGTGCCACTGAGCTGGGAGGTGCCGGATGATTGGCAGCAGTGGTCGAAGACTGTTGAAGTTGACTGGCTCTCCCAGGGTGACATCGTGGAAGATGCGTTGGGACTGCATGGACATCAGGGGTTTCCTCGAATGGATACTGCGTTGACTATAGTAGCGGTGCAGCAGACTTTGGCGGAGCAAGTACTGAGGTACCTGCCGTTGAATCGTTTGGATACAACGACAGTGTGTTTGGTGGCTGCTGTGCCATTGGGTGCTGCACTTGATGCTTTGGTGTCAATGTGTTACCTAAGTGGATCGAGACCCTTGCAAGTTCTCTCGCTCGCTTTTGCGTATTGGCGCGGTCGAGCCTTGTATCGCTTCGCTAGAGGAGTGATGGTGGGCTATAACGACGCTAGACGTGAGATAGAGCAGAATCGCAGAGCAATGGCGATTACTGTGCCGGAAGCGCAGGAATTTCCAGAGGGCCATTTTGATGATCCAGAAGACGAC